TAATTTTAAGACCTATGATGAACTCAAAGAGAAACTGAATAGGACAATTACGGGTGTAAGAAGCACAACTACTGCTGATAAAGTAGACCTCCCACCTCAAAAGGCAGATAGTGTGAAAAGTAATGAAGTCACTTCGACTTCTGCTAGTGATGATGATGATACATTATCTTATTTTAGTAAATTAGCAGAAGAGGAGTAATTCTCTCTCGCTTCATAAAACTTGAAAGGGCGCTCGTAAGGGCGCCTTTTTTATTATAAATATTCGTATGGCGATCAGCATACTAGACCCTCTAAAAGATAAACAAGGTGGCATTCGTAAGAGTGTTGACTGGTATAGAAGAAATTTGGCAGATTTAAACAATAGAATTACTGCAGCTGCCCTAATGAGATCAGGTAAATTAAATGGGATTCCTAGTAAAGGAAGACTAAATTTCTTCTTTTATGACCCTAAATATAAACAGGTACTACCTTTGTATGATAGGTTCCCACTTGTATTACCTATAGAGACAATACCTGGTGGGTTTATGGGTTTGAACTTTCACTATATTAGACCTTTACAACGAGTTAGTTTGTTGAACAATCTACAAAGATATGCCACAGGTGGTATGAAACCTAATACAAGAATTGATGCGACTTATGATGGTATCAAAAATGTTAGTATCGCTAGAAATACAATTAAGAAATATTTGTATGCGCATGTCAGATCAAGTTTTTTAAGAGTTGATTTTGATGAAGCTGCTTTGGCAGTTATGTTGCCTGTACAACAATTTAAAAAAGGACAACCATACTAATGGCTATTTTAAGAGGCGGAAAAAGAATTGGTGGATTTGATGTAAGAATAGGTTTACCTAGAGATAGAAGCCTAGACAATGTACAATCTGATCCAAGATTAAGACAAAAAGCTGGTGGTAATCCAGAAACTACAATGGGTAGATTTCAAGCCATGGTCAATGAAGGCGAAGGCTTTCAAAGAAAGGCAAGATACTATGTTGAGTTTGGTTTACCAAATGGTGTATCTGGCGCAACACCACTAGGAGATTTTGATACAGTAGATGCTTCTAAACAAGAAGAATTACAAGGTTTCTCATCTAACATACAATTAAGATCAATGATGTATGATAACACGAAAAAACGTGTACAGGCATTTTGTAGTGCAATAGATATGCCAGAGAGATCAGCAGTATCAAAAGAAATTAGACATAATGGTCCAGTGAGAAAATTTGTATATGATTATACATCTGCACCTATTACGGCAACATTTTATACAGATAAGTTTATGAGAGAGAGAACTTTTTTTGAGCTATGGCAGAAAGCAGCATTTAGTAATACTACACATAATATGAATTTTTATGATGACTATGTTGCGCCAATAGATATATTTGCTTTAGGTAGTTTTGCTAGTAGGCAAGAAAGAGATGACGTGACTTATGGTGTAAGACTATATGAATGTTATCCTAAAACAATTAGTGAAGTTTCATTTGCTCACACATCAAACGAAGTACAAACATTTACAGTGACATTTGATTTTAGATATTGGGTAAGTTATTTTATTGATAGAACAGGTGGAATACAATTAGGAGAATCAGATTTTAAACAACCAACTGTAAAAAGAGCAGGTGGTGTATTTGGAGGATTAGTTAGTATGCTTCCACCAGAGATAAGAAGAGCAGGAAGAGATGTATTAAATGAGTTGAGAAGACGAGCACCAATCGGAAGAATTACAGGTGGAAGAGTTTTCCCACCATTTAAAATACCTCCACTAAATATATAAAAATTAATAAGGAGATATAATGGCATTACCAATAGTTGAAACACCAAGATATGAATGCACACTTGCCTCACAAGATACACAAGTGCAGTATAGACCATTTTTAGTAAAAGAAGAAAAGATATTACTAGTGGCTATGGAATCAAAAGACAATAATGAAATAATAAATGCAACTAAAGAAGTTTTAAAAGCATGTACATTTAATGAACTTGATATAGAAAAATTACCAATGTTTGATGTAGAGTATTTGTTATTACAAATAAGAGCTAAATCAGTTGGTGAGAAATCAAAGTTTAAAGTTATTTGTCCAGATGATAAACAAACTGCAACAGATGTTGAACTTGATTTATCAGAGGTACAGGTACAAGTAGAAGACGATCACACAAACAAAATTGTGATAGACGAAAAAAAAAATTTAGGTATAGTTTTAAACTATCCATCGTTAGGAATAACCAAGGCTGGTTTTGATGTAAACAAGAGTGACACAGATAGCACATTTAATGTTATCTGTTCGTGTATTGACCACATCTATGAGGGCGATAAGACATATCCTGCGAAAGATAGTACACTAAAAGAACTAAAAGAATTTTTAGAGAGTATCACACAAAAGGCATTTGGTGATATTAAAAAGTTTTTTGAAAGTGCACCACAGTTGAGACACACCGTAGAGGTGACTAATCCAAAGACTGGTGTTAAAAGTGAAGTGACATTTAAGGGATTACAAGATTTTTTTCAATAAGCCTCGCCCATAACAGCCTAGAGGCCTACTATGAAAATAATTTTGCCCTTATGCAACATCATAAATATTCATTGACAGAATTAGATAATCTAATACCTTGGGAAAAAGAGGTATATGTTACTTTATTAACAAACTATATTAAAGAAGAAAACGAAAAACGTAAAAGAGAGGCGATGAAAAAATAATGAGTGAAGAAGTAAAGGTTGCAGAACCTAAACAAAAAATACAAGTAGATTTAGAGGTTGATACATCTGTAAAAGATTTAGGTGTCAATCCATACGCAAAATTAATTCATATGGCTAGAGCTGTTGACGCTTGGAGAATATTTCCAAGACTATTCTTAACAGTTTACATAATCTTATTATACAAATGTGTTATATGGTATATGAACTTAGGCTCACCTACAATGGAACAAAGTGGTTTAATTAGTATCGTAGTTGGCGCTGGTGCTGCTTGGTTTGGCCTATACACAGGAACAAGTAAGAGTAAAAAATAATGGCACTACCAGTAGTAGATACAAAACAACCAGGAGTAAAAGAACTTATATCGGGTTCTGTAAAAGACATTGCGAATATGATATTTGCATCTGCGAGTGTATCTATTACTGCCGCTGCTAAAGCAGTCACACCTAGTATACCACAAATGGTTGCCGACATAACAGAAGACCTAAGGGCTGGGCCAGTCAATAGATTTTCACAAGGACTAGAAAAGTTAGATAAATTATTACAAAACTTTGGTGGTGATATAAAAGATTACAGCAAAGAACTTGCTAAGTTTGTAAGTCAAAGAGAAAATAGAATAAACAAATCAGAAGAAACGATTAGAGAGTTAAGAGAAAGTAATGTAAAAGCTGAAATCAATAGTTTTGGTGAAGTTGTAATATTATCAAAACAACAAATTGAAAAAAAAGAAAAAGAATTAAAACAAATAGAGAATACAATTCAATTAGAAAAAGAAAAGATAGCTGCCAACGCAAAATTAGTACAAGAAGAAAAAGGTAATACTAAAAAAAGACGAGATGCTATCGTAGAATCACAAGAAAAAGTCATTAGAAAAGAACGTGAACGAACAAGAGTATTACAAACACTAAACAAAAAAGAAGAAGACACAAGCGATGAAGCACAAAATACGATAAGAGAACGTGCTAGTAATTTTGTTGAAAAATATGTGCCAGATGGATTACGAGATATTGGTGCTCAATTTGTGGATGGTTTGATGGCACCTATCACTGCTGTAAAAGATTTGGGTATGTTTTTTGGTGGATTATTAAAACCTCTAAAAATGCTACCAAAATTGTTTAAAGGTTTTATTGTTGGTATGATGGGTGCGATTGCATCATTACTACCTTTTATCGCTATTGCTTTAGGTATAGTGATTGCCATAGGGTTGGTAATAACAGGAATGATTAAACTAATGGAAGTGATTGAAGAAAATAAAGAAAGTTTATTAGCATTTAAAGATAGAATTATGGAAATACCTGGGAAAATAAAAGACTTCTTTGATGAAAAGTTTGATGCATTAGGTTTGGCATTTGAGGCATTCGTTGAAGATGTAAAAGCAATACCAGGTAGAATATCTGATTTTTTTACAACAATTTTTAATAAAATACAAAACTTTTTTATAGATGCAATCAATGGTGTAATTGGTATGTACAATAAATTACCTTTACCTGATATAGAACCATTAGAAAATGTACCTATGCCTGCTAGTGAACCTGTAGAGATTGTTCCTGCAGATAGTAAGGGTACAGTATCTGCTGCTCAAAGTGGCGCAGTTTCAACTGCTGGACAAGGATTACCATTCCTAGATACAAACAATAGTCAATCAAATACAAATAACGCAACTATAATAGATAATTCTGTTAAATCAAATATGCAAAATAATTCTACTACAACAGGTGGATTAAATGGTGCTCGTGATTTTGATTTAAAAATACTAGATCAGATGTATAGTACTGCTAGTGCTTAATAAGGACCTAAATCTTTTTCAGTAATCAATTTAAACTCTGCGCCATTGTCTTCACAATAAGACTTTGCTGCAGTCCATTTCGCTTGATTTTTAATATACTCAAAACTATCACGCATAAATGCTCTAGTTTTCTTTTTAGGTGTTTTTGGTGGTTTACATTGACGAGATGGTTTAATTTCAATAAGAAACTTTTTACCTTTAGATGTTTTTACAATGAAGTCAGGATAGTATGAATGATACTTTTTATCAATTGGATTATAATATCTTATAGATAATTCTTCACTTGCCCAATTAGTTATATCAGGACTACGGTCACAATGTAGCATAAACTTACGCTCTAGTAGTGAACGATATACTATTTTAGACGGGTCGCCAACATATTTTTTAGGGTTAGATGGGCGATATAAACCTTTATATGACTTC